CAAAGCGGGTCACTCTTGATACCGATCTTTACGGAGTTAAGACAGTTGGAATCAAACTTGATTCTGAAGGTAATGAATTTTGTTACCCCTACGGCACTTACTCAATGTGTACTTCTTTTAACGCTTAATCAACTAGCCCCTTCGGGGGCTTTCTAACGAGAAACAAAATGCCACAATCAAATAGACAACGGTTTTCGCATTGGACTCATTGCCAGAATTTTATGCGGGAACTTGAAGCCGAAGGTATCAGTTGCAGGTACGAAGTAAACATGATGCCTACACTATATCCTTACGTGGTCATTTACTTCAGGTAATTTGACCTTAGTATCAAACATCGACTTAGGAAAGAATGATGGAAATGACAGATAAACAATCCCTTGCAGCAAAACTAGACTCACTGATGCACACTCACAACTATACTGAACAGGCAGTTAATGCTGCCCATTCTCTGTTGAATCAATACATCAAGAAAGGTCAACACGACAAATCTTTGAGTGAAGCACAATGGAAATTTGTTGCTAGTCTGGTTGAACAGGCAGAGACCCCATACAAGCCTATGGAAAAAGAACGTGTTGGTGATTTTTCGGGAGTGATCGAATTGTTCACCAAAGCCAAAGGCAATCTGAAATACCCCAAGATTTCCCTGACTACTGAAACGGGTGGAACTGTAATGTTGTCACTTGCGGGAGCCAAGGCGAAAAAACCGGGAACCATCAATGTCACGGATGGAAAACCATTCGGTGAAAACATTTGGTATGGCAGGGTTGACTCTGTTGGCAATTGGGAAAAATCTTATAGCGCAACTGATGAAGTTGGGAATCTGCTGAAAGAACTTTCACTTGACCCTGCGGGATTTGCCACCAACTACGGACACAAACACGGCTCTTGTTGTTTTTGTAACAAGACGTTGACCCATGATAATTCGGTAACTGCGGGTTATGGCCCTGTTTGTGCTGACAATTGGGGGCTGACTTCACAGTGGAAAGACGCTGTTAAATAGGTTGTACTAAAACTTAAACTATAGAATAATCGGTTAGGTAGATATAAACTCTCTACCTTCCGATTATTTTTTTGGGTCTAGCGCATGGCTGAACCAACCAAGTTGAAAACTACTGCTGCTCGTACTCGCAAGAAAACTACGAAACCTGCTTCCAACGTATCCAAATTGGAAACAAATGTAACTGCGATTATAAAAGCAGAAGCACAGATAACTTCGAATGCTCTGGACATCGAAGATTCATTTCTGAACAACTACACTTCTCAGGTTATCCAACCAGAGATTTCCCCTGATATTTATGCTTCCCTAGTCGAACAAAACAATTCCTTGAATCAATGTATCTCCGCTATGGAGGTTAATATTGATGGAACGGGATTTGATGTTGTTCGTACTGATAGGGAAGAAATTTCGGATGCTGATGAAGAAGCAGTTAATTTGATAAATGAATTCTTGATGGAGGTTTCCCCCACTACATCTTTTGTAACCCTACGCAGACAGTTAAGAAGGCAGTTAGAAATTACGGGGTACGGCTGTATTGAGGTCATAAGAAATCCAAAGGATGAAATTGTTTTTCTTCGAACACTGGAATCTAAAACTATTCGATTGATGAAACTGGCAGACCCCGTAACTGCCCTGAGAAGTTTAATCCGTGGTGGGGTGGAATTAAAAATTCAAACAGTAGCCCGTGAAAGACGGTTTGTGCAATTGGTAGCCCGTAAGAAAATATACTTCAAAGAATTTGGGTCTAATCGTGATCTTGCAAAAGCTAATGGAACATTTGTAGCTACGGGTCAAAGATTGCCATTTGAAGAAAGGGCTAGTGAAATTATTTACATGACTGTTCATCGATCTGCGGTCTCTCCCTATGGTGTTCCCCGTTGGCTTAATCAATTACCTTCCGTTATCGGTTCTCGTTCTGCTGAAGAATTGAACCTTGAATATTTTGCTGCGGGTGGTATTCCCCCGTTGATGGTATTTATTTCTGGTGGTGCAATGGCGCAAGCTGCCCGAAAACAATTGGAAGGATTGCTTGCGGGAAAAGCCCGAAACAAATTAAAAGGGATCGTTGCTGACATCCAATCGACATCAGGAACCATTGATAAGGGTGGTGGTGTTCGGGTTGATGTCGAATCGTTTGGTTCTGACAGGCAACAGGATTCCATGTTTGAACATTATGATGTTCGTTGTGAGCAGAGAGTTCGTGCATCATTCAGATTGCCGCCTTTGTTTGTGGGTAAGGCAGATGATTATTCTTATGCATCTGTGTTCGCTTCCTATACGTTAGCCGAAGCTCAGGTATTCCAACCTGAGAGAATGGAGTTTGATGAAGCATTTAATAACACGGTTATGAAGGAAATGACTAAGGGTGTTTATCGTTTGAAATCTAAACCCTTGACTGTGGCTGATGCTGAAACAAATCTGAAAGCACTTCAAACAGCAATGAATGGTGGGGCTATTACCAAGAAAGATTTAGTAGAAAATCTAAATCTGGTGGGCAGTGTAAATCTGAAAGACCTTGAAGAAGGTGAAGAAGAATCGGCTGAAAGATTTAGTGGTTCTAGCTCTGCTGATCAGGTACGGAATCCACACATTGAAGATTTTGTAGATGAAGAACAAGTTGAAACCAGTGAGGGTGAACCTGTTGCAAAAGTTGACCTGTCTTATCTAGGGGTGATTGCTGACATTCAGGTGCGTAATTTAACCAAGTCCCTTTCCGCTAAAGATTTGAAGGCACTGGAAACAAGCTTGAAAGCTTTAAATGCTTTTGAACTGGATATGGTTAATATGCTTGTCAGTAATAAAATCTATGCTTCGGTTGCTAATGATTCTGTGGGCATGACTGAATTGGTTGGGGTTGTTTCTGCAATCAAGCCTGAGCACACTTGCCCTGATGGTCAGGTTATGCGGAATGGTAAGTGTGTAGCCAAAGCTGATACAGGAGATTCCACGGGGCCGGGGGGCGTAGACAATCACATCCATACTCTTCTTGTAGATGGGGTTACTTCTGAAAGTGAAGGGCATACCCATACGTGGGACATCGAAGAAGCCACTACAGGTTCTACAAATGGTCACACTCATCAGCTAGGTTAAGATAATGGTAGTCAAAGTAGAAGCCTATCTTGACTTGGAAGCATCCCTTGAATCATTGGTTCTGCCCAGATGGAATAGGATTCAAAGAAGGGTTATCCCCCAGATTGAAAAAGCTATTGAAGCCCATGATCTAAACAAGGTCACTGAGATAGTTGATACCATCAACACTTCTCTTCTGTATTCAGGAAAAGTCAAACAAATAAATACACATCTGAAAACTGGTTTGGTTTTCGGGGGCGCGTTAGTTAATGGGTCTGCCCTTGATCTTGAAATAGTCTTAAACAAGGATGCTTTAAATTTGGTTCCTATTGCCACCAACCAATATAAAATCCAATTAGATCAGGCAATGATTACAGTTAGGAAACGATTTCTGCAACTGGCTACCAAACTGGAAGCACGATTAACTTTCGAAGAACAGCAGGAAGAAGAATTTAATAAAGGAGATTCGATTAATGTTCAGAAAATAAATCCTATCAATCTTCGGAGTGCATTACAAACAGGTGCGGGTAATATTGGGGGAAGTATGATAAGCACTGCTTCTTCTCTTCAGATGTCTAGAATGGCTCAGTATGGTTTTGCTGCTGAAGCATCTTCCCGTGGGATAACCCATTACGTTGTGAATGAGCAACTTGATAGTAGAATTTGTCCTGTGTGTAGAAGGATGAACGGGAAGAGATTTGCGGTTGCCCCCGCACTGGCAAAACTGGATACCCAGATAAGAATAACTGACCCCACTGATTTAAAAATCCTTGCCCCTTTTCCTAAGCAAAGTAAAGCTGCTGTAAAAGATTTAACGGAAATGACCCCTGAACAATTACGGGCGAAAGGTTGGGACACCCCCCCGTACCATCCTAGATGCAGGGGATTAATGAAAGCAGTTCGCGCACCAAAAGCTACCCAGACACAACCCGCTAATCCTTTGCGCCCCGGACAAAAAATCCCTGATAAACCTTTTACTTCTGCTGAAGATTATTATATTGCGGGAGATACAGCAGTGACAGAAGAAGCAATTATGGCTGCGTTGTCTGCTGAAGATGCTGCTGCTATTCGGGGCATTGAAGATTTATTGGAAGGTGTTGAAACAACTGCTGCGAGATTCAGGGGTGCGGATGGTGTTTGGTCTGCCGAAAGGCAATTGATTCACAGAGAGATTACCAGAAAAATTATTCTTGGTCACAATTCAAAAACAGGGGTGTTAGATCGTTCTAATATTCTTAGTAATGGTATCAGTAAATCTAAAGTAGCAGCGGGGGAAACCCCTACCTACACGGTTCTTGGTGGGCGCGGTGGTTCTGGTAAATCTTGGTTGACAGGGGGTGATGGGCCTGTTGATGGTAACAGGGTTTTGCTGTTGGACTCTGATGCGATAAAGAAATTGATACCAGAATATAAGGGGTATAATGCCCTTGAAGTACATGCTGAATCTTCCTACCTGTTTGATGAAATCACATTGATTGCCAAAAGAATGAATCTTAATGTGGTTCATGATATGACTTTAAAAAGTTCTAAATCCGCAATCCAAAGGTTGAAACAATTTACTACAAAGTCTCCACAGAATCCCAATGGCTATCGGATTGAAGGGTATTATATGTACCTGCCACGACACGAAGCTGCTGCCAGAGCAATTGATAGAGCACTAGGCCCAACCCAAAGATTTGTTCCACTGGATGTAATCTTGACGAATACTCAAAATGAAATAGTGTTTGATCAACTTCGTAGTAGTTTTAGTAAGTGGGGTATGTGGGATAACCTTGTTCCCCGTGGAACACAACCCAAATTTGTCGGGGGCGATTTCTAATGGCTAAGATACGAAACTCAGAAGGTGATGCTTTTCTTGTAGATGCTAACGGGAATTTTTTTGATTCTTCAATGGCAGAAGATGATGGTGACGTTCCCCCTAGTGAAACCCGCAAGGTAAATGCAGGTTTTGGGGATGTCGAAGAAGTTATTGCAGATATGTTTCCTGAACTTGATCTAGAGACAGGAATTTTTACCTTCGAAGATTAGAATTCTATTGACCTTAGTATCAAAAAATCCTTGCGGTTCGCGTTAGGTAGTTTTAAATTACACAGTATATATTATTGGCTTTGAGAGAATATGCCATTACCCACACCTAATACGGGTGAATCAAGGGATAAATTTATTGCGCGTTGTATGGGAAACCCAACAGCAATTAAAGATTTCCCAGAAGAAAGTCAAAGGGCTGCGGTTTGTTTTTCTCAATATGAAAAAGTTGAAAAGGTCACTAAGAATCAGTTGATGAATATCAAAAAAATAGATGAGGAACTACAGATTGTTTACGCTGAAGTCTACGTTCCCAACACTCCCGATTCTGATAATGATTTTATGAGTGTAGAAACCGTGCGGGAAATGGGGCATGGGTTTCTGGCAAATGGAAGAGTCACAAAGGTTGATGTAAATCATAGCAGGGATGAAATTGAAGCTGCTGTGGTTGAGAGTTTTATAGTTCGCAAAGGAGACCCAGACTTTATTGAAAATGCTTGGGTTGCAGGTGTCAAGATTTATGATGATGCCGTTTGGGAACTGATAAAAAATGGGGAGATTAATGGCTTCTCGTTAGATGGTGTAGGGCAAGGTAAAGAGACTGAACTGGAAATTGAAATTCCAGAGTTTGTGAAAGGTGAAACAGATAAAGAGCAAAATCATAAACATGTTTTCAAGGTTCACTTCGATGATGAAGGGAATTTTCTTGGGGGCAAAACGATTGATGAAGATGCTGATCATGTTCACCTTATCAAGCGAGGTACTATTACCGAAGAGACCAATGACCATGCACACCGATTTAGCTTCGTAGAGGTATATACACAATGACCCGTAAAAAGGTAATTATCCAAGCACGGGAACTTTCCGAAATGGATGTGAATATAATCTCTTTAGTTAAGCGTGGTGCGAATCGTATCCCTTTTCGTATCGTAAAATCTGATGGAGAATCCACAATGAATTTAACCAAAATATTTTTTGCAAAAGCCCCTGTTACCCCTGCTTTAGTTGGACTTGTTCTAGCCAAATCAGCGGATCAGGAAGCCTATACCAAAGCCCTTGCTGAAGGTGGCTTTGAAGTTGATCACGTAACTGAAGGGGAGAACGAATCTGTTTCCCTGATGTTCACCAAGTCTGATGATATGGAAGATGCCGTTGCATTTAAAATCACAGACGATGCCGCCCTGATTGTTACTGGTGTTGAAAAAGGTCTTATGGCTTTTCCAGATAGCAATTCCTTTATCGAAAATATTACCAAGGCAGGTTTCGCACCATCCTATCGGATTGCGAATGACATCCTGACTGAAACCGTGGGCAATATTATCTTCTCTGAAGGTGATGCTGATGAAACCAAGGGACAGGTTCAAAAGGCAATTGAAGATTTCGGTGGGTACATCGATGCAATCCTTTCTACCATCCCTGTTCAGGCTTTCAAAGCTGAAGAAATTGTGGTGGAAGTTGAAAAGGGTTTGCTGAATTCACCTGCAAAGGCAAAGGCAAAGCCTGCGAAGAAAAAGCCTGCTAAGGAAGCGAAGCAGGAAGATGGTGAAGATGAAGAAGAAGCAGGTGCAGATGATGCAGATGGTGCAGATGGTGCAGATGATGCAGGTGCGGAAGATTCGGGTTCGGATGAAGCTGAAGGGGCAGATGAAGACACTTCTGAAGATGTAAGTAAAGACCCAACTGCGGAAGATGACACTTCCGAAGATGAGACCCAAGCTGAAGGTTCGGATGATGCTATTGCAGCAATGACCAAATCTTTAACTGGTATCGCGGAAAGTATTGCGGAACTTAAAACTTCCCAGACTGAAACGATGAAAGAACTTTCTGATCGAATGACTGATCTGGAAGCCAAGGTAAAAAAGACTGATGAAGCCCTAGCGGGTACTGTCAACTCTGAGGAAGCCGAGGATACTTCTGCGGCTCAACCGAAGAAAACGGAAGCAGTGAAGTGGGATAACTTGTTGGACTTCGGTGACGTAGAGATTTCCTAAGTCTTCAAATTGTAACTTTTGTAAATTGGAGTATTAAATATGTCTTCTAATAGTAAGATTATCCAAAAAGCGGATATGACTCTTGCAGACTTGGCTTCTGGTGGTCTGTTAAATCCAGAGCAAGCTGCCGCATTCATTCGCAAGCTCAAAACCACCCCTACGATTCTTAACCAGATGCGTAATGTGGTAATGAGTTCCCCCCAACGTAACATCGATAAGATTGGATTTGGTGATCGAATCCTGATGCCTGCTATTTCTGGTGTCGCATTGGATGTGGATACATCCCCAACCAATCGGCGTAGTAAAGCAACCACTGAGCAAGTGCAATTATCTACCAAGGAAGTTATTGCTGAAGTTCGGTTGCCCTACGATGTCATCGAAGACAACATTGAACAAGGGGGCGCAAGCATTAACGCAGACCCCACCATGACGGGTTCAGGTGTTGTTCAGGGTGATTTTAAAGATACCATCATGGACTTAATGGCAGAACGTGTTGCCATTGACCTAGAAGAATTAGCGATTCTGGGTGACACTGGTTCAGGTGATGCGTACCTTGCCCTGTTGGATGGTTTCCTTGTTTCGGCTGTTTCAAACGTAGTCGATCACGGTGCTGCTCCTGTCTCACGTACCCTGTTCAAGAACGGTATCAAAACCCTGCCCGATCAGTACAAGGGTCAATTGGCACAGTTGAAGAACTTCGTGAGTATGGATAACTACACTGAGTATCAGGACACTCGTGCCAATCGGGAAACCAACGGTGGTGATACCGTCAACGATCAGGTAACTCCTATCTTGTGGGCTTTGGGAACAAAGGTCGAAGGTGCTGCGATTATGCCTGCTGTGAACGGAATCTTCACTAATCCGAATAACATGATCTGGGGTATTCAGCGTCAACTGTCTATAGAAGTTGACAAGATTATCACTGAGCGCGTTTTCGTTATTGTCATGACCCTGCGAATCGACTTCAAGTACGAAGAAGAAGAAGCAGTGGTTAAGTACATTAACATCGGTTAATCTGAGTTGAAATGGGGGGATTAATTTCCCCCTGATTCAATCCTTTCAACTTAAGAGGATATCAAAATGGAAATGGGAAAATGTTTAGGCATTCGGCACACGGTTACGGCTGCGGATGTTACTGCGGGTTCCGTTGGTTTTAATGTTGATTCTGCTCAAGCAACAGGTGCATTGGCAACAGTGAGAACTGCTGCGGGTGTTCTGAAGGCGTGGGACGGTTTGATAACTGTCACTGGTGATCTTGTTACCGTGGACAATACGGGTGCTGTAGATTGGGTCGCAACCGATACGATTGATGTAGTAATCATATCAGGTTAGTTGTAGCATAAGGGTAGACCCTGCAATATGGGTCTTCCTTTTTTTACAACGAGACTGAGAGGTTACTATGTTAGTCAAACTAACTTTCGTAAAGCGATTTTTAAAAGATAATTTTTTATATCGCACGGGGCGTATTTACAACGTAGATGAATCAATGGGTTTGAGTCTTTGTGGCTTGACTCAGAAAGATTTGCCTATGTTTCAAATTGTTGCCCCAGAAGCAGTTGGGAATTTGCCTGTGGTTAATCTTCAAATTGAAGATGAGGAGGAAGACATTCCTGTAGTTCAAAGAACTGTCATAGAAAAAACTGCTGCTTCAAGGACACGCAAAACTGTTAGTGAAACAGCGAAACCTAAAGCAAAAGCTAAAGCCAAGGCTAAGGCTCCAAAATTAAAAAAGGCTACTGCCAAAGCTGCCAGTGAGAATCCAAGCAACGTAGTACAGGTTTAATTTATGACGTTCCCCCTTGCAACAGTAGATGAATTAATTATTCGGATTAATGCTATTGATGCATCGGAACTGAGACCTTTGCTGTATCAGTCATTAAAGTCTGCGACTATCCAACTCAAAGATATTCTTCGATTGGGTGAACTTGATGCAAAAGTGGGAGTTGTCGAAGATTTCTTAATTGACAGAGACACAGCAGTTCGGGGGGAACGCTATTTAAAATTTCGTACCACCAACGGATTTATCGATGAAGATACAACCCCCATTGAAGTTCTGTTTGGAGTCACGGAAGATGACTTGCTCAATGCCACACCGATAGACCCAAAATTTCTTAAG